CCCGCTCAGTGGTCTCATCGTGATCGCGAACCGAATGCGCGACTGGATTGAGGAACTTACACTCCCAAAAGAGCAGGGCAGCAACTCCGTACAGCCCTCGCCAGAACAGCAATAAACCCCGACGCGAAAGCGCCGGTGCCGCTGGAGTACGCGCTCGATGCGCTAGCTCAGCGGTGGGGCGTCGCGCCGTGGGAACTGGAAGAGGCTCCTGGCGAATGGGTGCTGCGTGGCTTGGAGTTTATGAGGATTGAATCGTCGGTGACGACGAGAAAGGCGGGCAAGCGTGGCTGAACGAACGACGACACTTGCCGTCATTCTCAAGGATGGTGCCTCTAAGGGAATGCGCGAACTCAATAAGACAGCGCGCACCTTAGAAAAAACGGCTGGCAAACTCAACGCTCCGTTCGCCGCAGCCGCGAAGGGCTTTGCGATTGCGGCGGGTGCAGCCGTCGTCGTGGGCGGTGCGATGTTCGCAGCGGCGAAGGCAGCAGCCGATGAAGAAGCGTCAATCGCTCGTCTTGATGCTGCTCTCGCGGCCAATACAAAGATCACCGAGGATCAGCGCAAGCAGATGGACGCGGCTATTGAGACGCGCAAGAATCTTGCTTTCAGCGATGATGATTTACGAGACTCCCTTGCTCGGCTCGTACCACGCACAGGCGATGTGACGAAGGCGATTGAACTACAAGGGTTGGCAACAGATTTCGCTCGTCTCAGGAACATTGACCTGAAAACTGCAACCGAAGTAGTCGGCAAAGTCTTCAGCGGCAACACTGGAATCTTGAGCCGATACGGTATCACCGTCGGTAAGGGGACAACCGCAACGGAGGCTCTTGCCTTGATGCAGGAGCAGGCGGCTGGTTCTGCGGATGCATACGCAAACACAACCGCAGGAATGATGGAGACGATTCAGAACACGCTTGATGATGTCGTTGAGGACATTGGAGGCGTTGTGTTGCCGATCTTGTCAGAGGTTCTGACATTTTTCCGCGACGAGATTTTGCCTCGCATCCGTGATTTCGGTATTGCATTTGCCAACGCCTTCACGCAGGCTGTGGAGTTCCTGCGACCGTTCATCACCACGATGGTCACGCAGGTTCTGCCCGCCATCATCAACGTCGCTGGCGCAATCATTGGAAAACTTGTTGAGGCGTTCAAGGCGATCGCCAAGTTCGTCAGCGAAAACATTGGCATCATTCTTGTTGTTGTAGGGGCGTATACCGCATTCACCATCGCCGTAAACATCGCTGCAGCCGCTGTTGGTGCGTACCGAACCATTATGGCGTTGACTAATCTCACAATGCAATCTTTTGGTGGCCCGATCGTTGTGGCCATCGCGCTTATCGCCGCGCTTGTCGCGGGGCTGATCATTGCCTACAACTCAAGCGAAGACTTCCGCAACATTGTGAACGCAATCTTTGACGCGATCAAGCCAGTCCTAAAAATCCTCGGCGACCTTTTCCTAATGGTAGGCACGACTATCGTCCGCGCCTTTGGTGCGGCATTTGACATTGTGAAAAGCCTCGTTGCGCTTCTCTGGGGCGACGGCAAGGGACCGCTTGCCATTGCCGTAGGCGCAATCGGCGACTTGTTTGGCGGGCTAGGTGAAATCATTGGCTTCTTTGTTGGACTGGTACAGGGCGCGCTTGACATCGTGCAGAAACTTATCAACCTTGCCAACAATCTGCCGTTCATCGGCGGCTTCTTGCCAGCCCAGGGCACGCGCACGAAGCGCGAGCGCGAGCGCGCACTTGGTGGCCCTGTCACCGGCGGGCAACAGTATATGGTCGGCGAGCGAGGGCCTGAACTCTTCGTACCGAATCAGTCAGGCAGCATCGTGCCAAACAACTCCCTCGGCGGTCAGATAAATGTCACCGTGCAGGCGGGTGCCTTCCTCGGCTCGTCTGACGATGCCCGCGAGTTCGCTCGCCGCATCTACGGCGCGCTGAATGACGAAGCCAAGCGCCGAGGCACGGTACTCGGAGGTGCTCGATGAGCGTAAGTCAGCCAACCCTATCCTCTGGCGCGACGACGATCACGCTGCCATTCCCTGTCCGCACGAACGCGGTCAAGCTGGAATACAGCACGGTCGGCGGCAGCCGCCTCACCGTCAACGGCTCAATCCGTACCTGGTCAGTCGGCTATCGTTTCTCCTACTCGCTCGCCTTTGAGTACGAGAATGTCACGACTTACGACGCGCTCGTCGCGCTCTATTGGGCGAATGTCAGCAACCAGACCACCACGACCTTCACCTGGACGGGCGGCCCGTTCACGCCAGCCCAGGCTGGAGTCACCGTCCGCATTGACTCAATCAGCGATCTGGTCACCGTCTACCCCGATGTGACGAAGGGCGACTACCAGATCACGCTCGTTGAGGTTGACGCCCGCACAACCTAAGGAGGCATCGTGGCACTGAGCGCAAACCTGATCGCCGCGATTGCCGACAAGCAGCATCGTCCAGTCATCAAGCTGGAGATTGACTGGGATGGCGATGGCGTCTTTGACGACGAGACCGGCTATGTGCTTGACGCGGTTGGCATTGAGTCCTTTGACCCTGACACGGGCGCGCTCCAGCCAGGCGAGTGCAACCTCACGCTGGACAATCTCAATCAACGCTTCAGCGCAGAGAACGAGAACAGCCCGATCTACGCCTACCTTCAGGGCGCATTCCTGAGCACGAAGGCGAAGGTCAGCCTCGGATATTTCTACAACGGCGCGGCACAGACGCGCACGCTCGGCACCTACATCGTGCGCTCGGTCGTGCCGCGTGAGCAGGCGCGAGTGGCGCAGATGCGCCTGCTTGACATCTCCGCGCGGTTTGCCAACACGCCGACCTACTACGGCCCTCGTGCCAATGTCGCGCTGGATACGATCTTCACCGCGTTCGCAGACAAGGCGGGGCTTGGCACGGCATCGTACGCAGCCGTCGGCACCGCCTTCGGCACCGCGCAGTTCGCAGCGGCGACCGGCGAGCCGCTGGGCGCTGAACTCGGGCTGCTCGCCATCGCCGAGGGTGGACGCATCTTCGTGGACGAGGATGGCGTGCTCACCTTCAACGACCGCACGACGCATCAAGCTGCGCTGCAAGCGCCACTGATCACGCTTGATAAGGAATCTTATCCGTTTGAGATCAGCATCCTCCGCAACACGGAGACGGCGGTCAACCGCGCCCTGCTTGAGTACGAGGATCGTGCCTCGGCGGTCAGCGATGAGACGGTCTTCCAGATCACCACGCCGATCACCGTGCCAGCCGCAGGATCGGCAGACGGCTTCTTCGTGCCTGGCGAGATCACGCTCAGCATCGAGGCGCAGGACAAGACGCGCTGGATTGACTACACGCCCGTCACTTGGGCGTCGGTAGGAACGGCTGGGGGGAATAACCCCAGCGCTGCTACGGCGGCCTCTGCACCCACAGGCGGGACAGCGATCCCGATGGTGCAGGGCGATCCGCCTAGCCTCGTCTCGCTAGACGGCAACCTCTACTACGAACTCACGGTCGGCGGCACGGCAACCGGCGACGGCAACCGCGCAACCGTGACCTTCAAGAATATGGCGGCGGCGACGGCGATCTATGTGCAGGCGTTTACCCTGATCGGGAAGCCAGCACGCCTCTCCTCGCTCTACGCGACGCAGGCAGATGACATTGACGGGCAGGAGCTGCTCGGCGGTCAGATTCTGCCGCTCAGCCTCAAGAATCCGTACCTGCCGAGCACGGACAAGGCGTACACGCGGGCACTTGACCTGCTCTTCTTCCGCAGCGTCCGACGCCTCCGCATCTCGCTGGAGTCTGCGCCAGGCGTGCCACTCAAGGCGGGCGAAGTATTCGGCGTGTTGGATGCCGCAAAGAGCAAGACCTTCTTGCAGCAGGTCGCAACGATCAACTGGAGTTTCAACGCGCAGAGCGGCTACGAGTGCAGCATCGAGGGCTTGCCCGCGCTGCCAGGGCCGCTGCAACTTGAGTTCGGCGATGTGGTCGCCGCGCCGACCGATGTCATCACGACGGCACTCAACGAAGGGCCGTGGTACTGGGCACCAGCGGGTGCAGGAGATAGCGCGCTCACTTGGGATAACAGCCTGTGGGGGCCATTGTCATCACCGACGCCAGTTGGTGATGCGGTGGGAGCCGTCACTGATACAATCACGACAAGCGTAGTCCAAGTCCTTACCTGGGATTCTGGGTATTGGGATGTGAATCCGTGGGGTTGATAAATGTTTGATTCTATTTGGAAGCCAACAGGGGTCGTGACGGTACGACTCACGCGAGCCGACGGCTCGTTGATCACCGAGCAGGTGCAGCCGAACACCTTCACGCTGGCGGGCGCAACCCGCATCGCGGCGAAGCTCGCAGGCGAGGCTGGCACGCTGACCTCCACCGATATCCAGTCGTCCTTTGGTGGCACGAGGATCTACGACTTTGACTCCACCGCTGGCTTTAGCGGCACGGCGACCCTTGAGACGACGATCTACCGGCAGGGTGCTGGCGCGTTCAAGATTGAGGCCGCGCCTTCGGGCACGCAGTATGTCTTTGACGCGACCACGGTCACCTCGTCCACGGCGGTCACAGGATCGTCCATCGAGGTCAGCCTCCGCTTCACGACGCTCGCCAATGTGAACAAGTCCAGCACCGAGCTGCGGATCTTCACGGGCGGCAACTCGTCCAACTACTACGGGATCAGCGTGACGAGCATCGAGTCTGCGCTCGGCGCATTCGCCGACGCGACTTGGAAGATCTGCCGCATCCCGATCTCGTCCTTCAATATCACGGGCGGCGCGCCGTCCTTCAACGCGGTCACCGGCATCGGCTTGAACCTCGTGGCTGGCACGGCTGGCACCGCGACCGCATACATTGACAACGCCTTCGTGGTCAACGGCAACAATGACATCACGGCGTCAGCCTCATCCGTCCCTGCGGTCTACGACACGCAGAGCGTGACTGCGACCCGCGTCACCCGCACGGTGACCTCGGTCGCAACCTGGGGGCTGAACACGGCGGTCGGCGAGACCTTCTACATCTTCGGACTTCGGGATCACGGCACGAATCTGCTCGCGATCACGGGGTACGGAGCAGGATCAGGGATCTACAAGGAGCCAAACTCAATCCTCACGGTCAGTTGGGCGCTGACCACCACAGCCTAAAGGAGGCTTAGATGCCAAACAGCGGTACGGTCACAGCAGGCAGCGCAGCGCTGGCCTCGCAATACAACAATCTTCGCGACGATGTGCTCAATGTCAGCACAGGGCATACGCATACTGGCGCGTCCGAAAACGGCGCGAAGGTTGCAGCGACTGGCATCTCGTCTGGCACGGCTGCCAATGGCGCAGTCTTGACCGCCGATGGATCTGGCGCATCTGCGTTCTTGGCTGCGGCTGCCGCTGGCGGCATCCTCAAGTATCAGGAGTTCACTTCGTCTGGCTCATTCGTTATTCCTGCAAACGCATCGTCAAGCGCAATCTTGGTTTTGGATGTTTGGGGCGCTGGCGCAGGCGGAGACGGTGGCAATAACCGAGGAAGCGGCACCTCAACTGTCGCAAAGCCAGGAGGCACAGGTGGCGCACACGGGCTGTTCTATTACCTGTCCTCTCAGTTTGGAACCGCTGGCGGAACGGTAACAGTGACGATTGGTGCTGGCGGCGCAGGCGGAAGTGCAACAAGCGCGACTGGTGGCACTGGTGGGGACGGCGCTGGTGGCGGAGAGACATCATTTGGTTCGGCTTCTTTTTTCGGCGCACGAGGGAAACCTTCTGCAGGCGTTTATCCAGCGCCATTCAACTCATATGAGGGTGCTTTATGGTTTAGGCTTAATCCTCAACCACAAACTGAGAATGTCGCAACGGGAACAGTAGTTTTCAATGATTTCGTCACAGATGTTTTCTATTCTGCGGGCGGTTATGGCGGAGTGGGAAACTCTGAGCAATATAGATCGGGAACAGACAATGGCGGCTTTGGTGGTGGCGGTGGAGCATCGGGCGGCGGGATCACCGCTGGAAATGTTGCGAGCCAGGGAGGCATCGGCGGAAAAGCCAGACTTGCTCCACGCTCAGAAATCGTTGGTCAAACTGGCGGAACGCCACAGTTTAGTTTCGGAAACGGCTCTGGCACGGCTGGTACTGCTGGAGGAGGCGCTGGTGGCGCTGGAACTTCAGGAACTGGTGACGGCGGCGGTGGCGGTGGGGCATCCACTACGGGCAATGGTGGCGCAGGCGGCGCTGGTTCCACGCCTGGAGGCGGCGGAGGAAGCGGCGGTGCGTGTCGCACAGGATCAACCTCGGGAGCAGGCGGAGCAGGCGGCGATGGCCGCGTGAGAGTATGGGTGATTGGATGAGTACCTATCTTGTAATCAAAGACAATAAGGTCGTCAACACGGTCGTCTGGGACGGCGAGTCCGACTGGACTGCGCCTGAAGGCGCGACCACTCAGGTCGCGCCCGCAGGCGTGGGCATCGGCTGGACGAAGAGCGGCAGCAACTGGATCGCTCCAGAGCCACCGCCTGCGCCTACGCCAGATCCAAACAAGGTCAGCGCACGCGAGAAACTCGCCGCGCTTGGTCTGACCGAAGCCGAGATCACCGCGCTCCTCGGAGCGTAAGGTGACCAAGAGCCAAGTTGACGCAATCCTAGAGCGGCTTGATCGGATTGAATCCGATCTTGCCTGCGTGCGCGTTGAAATGGCAGAGACCCGAGGAGCCTACCGATTGGCGAAGTTCGTCATCGCGCTGCTCGGAATCAGCGGGCTGGGAGGCCTGACAGCCTGGCTTTCTAACAGTAAGTGAACCGCCGCCTAGTCGCTCTCGTGGCGGCGGCGGCGGTTTTCTTGCCGTTCGCGCAGGTCTACGCGCTCGATGAGCTAGACGAGTGGGAGTTCAGCACGGACTCCAACGGCACCATCGTGCTCAACGAAGATGGCTCAGCCACGCTTGGCGGCGCGAATGACCCGCTGCCGGAGCAGCCGCGCTGGAACGCGCTCACCAGCCTGACTACAACCGCGCTAGAGGCTGAGACGGCGCAGTACCTCTGGTCATACCTGACCACTGACGGCGCGTACTACGACAAGCCGCAGTATCTAGTGGGCGGCGAGTGGCTCACGCTCGCAGAGGGAAACACGCAATCAGCGACTGGCTACATCGAGGTGGTGCTGGCCGCAGGTGACCTGTTCGGCTTCCGCGTGCTGAGCACGGATTCGTGCTGCGGCATCGGCTACCTGACCATCGCCGTAGGCAGCCCTACGCCGTCCCCAGAGCCGACTCCTGAGCCGACCCCGACACCTACGCCAGAGCCGAGCGTAGAGCCGTCTCCGTCGCCTACAGAGCCACCTACGCCTGAGCCAACGCCAGAACCTACGCCTGAACCTACTCCCGAGCCAACCCCGCAGCCAACACCTGAGCCGTCGCCGGAGCCGTCGCCTGAGCCAACGCCAGAGCCGACCCCAGAGCCGACGCCAGAGCCAAGCGAGGAGCCATCCAATGAGCCAACACCTGATCCAACGCAACCAGACGAGACTGCCTCACCCGAGCCGACGACCGCTCCATCCGAAGAGCCGTCGGAATCTCCTGTGGTATCTCCTGATCCCACTCCTGTACCTCCTGACGAACCCGAATCCCCTCTGCCAGATCTAGGCGAGGCCGCTGAAGCGGCTGCCGAGGTTGCAGGCGCAGCCGTGGAAGCCGTTGCCGATGCGCTCGGCGACATCGCTGCAATCGGCGAGATCGGGAAAGACCTAGACGCAACTGAGAAGGAAGAGGCGCAACCGATGGCGGTCGCCGTCATCTCCAGCCAGATCGCCAGCGTCGCAGCGGCGGCAGCAAATGCCGCACGCAGCACGACCGGCGGATCAAGCGGCGGAGGTGGAGGCGGCGGAGGCGGCGAGACGGGGGCGCGTAGCAGAAAGGGCCGCCGCTAATGTTCAAGAACATCATCCTTGACCTAATCGGAGGAGCCTGGACGATTCTAGGACTCCTCTTCGCCGTAGTCGTGCTCCCAGAGGGTCAGACCCAGAGCACGATGGCGGCACTATTCATCCTGTTGACGATCGCGTGGATCGCTACAGGGCCACTACGATGGAGGGAGTAAATGGCACGAACGACAGATCACATTGACGACATCCACGAGCAGGGCTGGACGCGGGTTGATACCGCACCAGGCGAGTGGGTCGCGCTCGTTCCAAATGAGGACAACAGCGCCTTCGGCGGCACGCTTTGGAAGCGTGGCGAGGATGGCAATGACTACAGCGAAGGCTGCACGGCGGGGCATCCTGTCAGCGCCGCGAAGGGCTTTGAGGACGCGGCTCGTGCCGTCGCCGTGATCGTGAAGCAGGAGAACCCATCGTGAAGATGCGGATCAAGTCGCAACTCTACTCTGACGCCGAGGCGCAGAAAAAGGTTGGCGCGGTGCTAGATGACTGCGGCCCGAGCAGCGCGGCTGCGGCGGTCGCCTATGTCAACGGCTACAACCCTGATCTCCAGGCATCCGACGGCGTGGCTGCGAAGGCGCGTGCCACCGGCTTCGTGGAGAAGCAGGGCGTGAGCGACAACGGCTCCAGCCTGCCAGAGTTGATGAAGACCGTGCGCGAGCTAGGCGGCAAGGCTCGTCCCGCCGACACCTTCGCCGAGGCGGTCGAGGCGGCTAAGGCGGGCGCAGCCCTGATCTTGTGGGTGCAATGTCCCTCTGGGTACCCAAAGCAGGCGCTCTCGAAGTGGCACCGCAACTGGGCGTCGTACTGGCAGAAGAAGGACCCGAAAGTCATCGCCGCAGGCTACGGGCATATGACAAGCGCCTCCTACGACTCGGACGCGCAAACCCTACAGTTCGCCGACCCTACCTTTGACGACAAGAATCCAAAAGAGCAGTTTGCCGTGCCAATCACGGAGGCTGACCTCAAGGCCATCGCATCGGGCAAGCCAGGCTCGCCCGCATCACACATCGTCATCGTGACGAAGAAGGAGACCGTATGAGCAAGTTCACAGCATTCCTCGCAACGACCTCGGTAGACGAGGCGATCATTGACTTCCTCCGCACCGGCTTGAGCACGGCAATCGCCGTGAGTCTCGGCTTGGGCATCCCGCTGATGGACATCTCGGGCGGCGACTTCCGCACGATTATCAGCGCCTCGCTCGCCGCTGGGCTTCAGGTCTTGCAGACCTACCTCGATCCGTCCAACGACCGCTACGGTCTCAAGACAAAGCCTAAGAAGTAGTGCCAGACACTTGGCATAGGTAAGGCTGTATGTTGGTGATCGCGGCACAAGCCGCTTGTGGAAGGAGGCAATCACCGTGTCTAAACTCGCGGCTGCGCTTGAAGCAGTCTCAGCAACGAAGAAGGGGCCGCAGTGCGGGGTCTCTGCACTTCTCGCCCGTGTGGATCAAGAAGAGCGAAAGGCGCTGGTGGCAGCACTTGCAGATCCGACACGCAACCGGCGCATCCTCTCCGAAGCGATCAGGAACGCCTACAAGGTAGAGATCGCGCAGGAGACGCTGGCTCGCCATATGCGCGGTCACTGTAAGTGCCCACGATGAGCGACCTAGAGAAAGCCCTCGCGGAAACGCAGGCATACGAGGAGTTGCGAGCGGCGCACAATCGTGCGCTCCGTGCGCTCTCCAAGCGTGACAACGATCAGGCTGAACTCGTGGATGCGGTCTACCGCGCCGCGAAGGATGCCGCACTGGGGATGAAGATCCCTTCGGTTCCGACCCCGAAGCCGTCTGGCAAGAAGGGCACGCCTGAGACACTGACGGTGCTGCTTGGCGACTGGCAGCTCGGCAAGAACTCAGAGACCTACAACATCGAGGTGGCGAAGCAGCGCATTGACCTGCTCGCCCAGAAAGTCGCGCGGCTCATTGAGTTGCACGGCGTGCCGGTCAACGAGATTCAATGCGCGCTGCTCGGGGACTTCGTGGAGTCCGACGGGAACATCTTCCCAAGCCAAGCCTACGAGGTTGAGCAGGGCGGCCTGTATGTGCAGATCTTTGAGGGCGCTGCGATGCTCGCGCAGTTCGTGCGGGCGATGGCTGCGCTCGCACCGAAGGTCACCGTTCGCGGTGCCATCGGTAACCACGGCAGGCTCGGACGCTTCGGCGATCACAGCAACGAGAGCAACGCTGACGCGATCCTGTACCGCGTGGCGAAGGATCTCGTGAAGGCAGAGAAGCGCATTGACTGGAAGGAATCGCTCACGATGGGCGGTCGGCACTGGTACGACACGCTGGACCTGCCAGGCGGCAAGACGGCGATGCTCGTCCACGGCGATCAGTTCCGTGGCGGTGCCTTTGGGCTGCCGTACTATGCCATCGCCAAGCGCGCGCAGGGTTGGAATCTCAGTGTCCAGCCAATGGATTTTCTGTTCTACGGGCACTGGCACACGCCAGCGCGACTCGTCTTGAGCGACGGAGCGCACACGGTCTGGGGCAACGCCAGCATCGAGTCGTCCAATCGCTATGCACAGGAGTGGCTGGCTGCATCTGGCACGCCAGCTCAGTGGGCGATCTTCTTTGGCAAGGATGGCCCGACGGCTGAGTATCTCGTGCGGCTTGATGGTCACGGTCGCAAAGCGCCGTGATCCGCAGACCTGCGATGTCTGCGAGGAGCCATCTGAAAGGGTCTACGCCTTCGGCGCGCTGATCCTCGGCATTGACCTTCGCACCGGCGATCAGATCGTCAACGAACACCGCATCTGTTCTGGCTGCCTTGAAGTCTTGGTTGACCTCGTGCTCCACGATCAGATCCCTCCCGAATGACTACGCCTCTGCCTTCGGGCAGGGGTCTAGGGCTGGAGGTGGCTGGGCGCGAGCCTCCCGCTGCCTGACCTCCTCCAGCCCGCCACACCCTATTTCGTGCGTGAAATAGGGTGTTGACAGGGGGATTGGTACGGGCGTACGATTACCCCACGAGGAGGGAAGACAGCCCTCCCGAAGTTCTAGGGGGTAAAGAAAATGAAGAAGGCAACAAAGAGCCAAGTGTTCTGCGCTGATTGTGGCGTCAGACTCTCAGACTCAATCTACCCGCCAGCACTCAGTCGCAGAAGCCGACGCGATCTGCCAAACGGATCGTTGAAGCGCAAGAAGTATGTCTGCCACGGGTGCAGCGTGATGCAAGCAATGGAATCACTTGAATGGACGGTGCGCTGATGAGGACGATGATCTTGGACGCACTCGCACTCGCAGCGTTCATCGCGTCAATGATTCTGCTCTTGGCAGTGGGGTCAATGCGATGAACGAGAAACTCAATCTTGACGATCTGTTCGTCGTCATCGGACAGGATGACGAAGTGAACGCGAAGGTGAAGAAGGCACTCGTCGCAAAGATTGCAGACGAATGGGAAGGGCCGTACAAGCCCAAGCCCGCGAAGCGCCGAAAGGCGAAGAAGGAGGCAAAGTGAAACTCAATCGCAGAACCCAGCCGCTGGTTTACAGGCGAGTGCCTATCCGCACGACACTGCTCGATGAGCAGCGACGCAGCGATCAGCAGCTTGACATCGCCATTGGCATTCTCGGCGCGATTCTGGTGGTGATGATGTTCGTGGTGGCTGGCTGATGCCGGTGTACGAATACCGCTGCGGCGATTGCGGGGCGCGTGAGGAGCACACGCATTCAATCAAGGAGATCTACAACCCGAGGTGCGCCAAGTGTGGGCGCTGGATGCGGATGGTCTACACGCCCGCTGCATCGGTGTTCATCGGCGAGGGCTGGGCAAAGAAAGATCGGCAGAAGAAGGAGGCAAAGTGAGCAAGAGGTTTGAGTTCGTGAAGGCAGAGCAGCGCAGCCCTGAGTGGTTCGCGCTTAGGCACGACGGCATCACGGCGACGGAGGCGGCGGTCATCGCCGGTCTCTCGCCGTACAAAACTCCCTATCAACTGTGGGCAGAGAAACGCGGAGCCTATACGCCTGATCCAGTCGGGCCAGCCGCCGTGCGCGGCATCCTGCTCGAGAGCACGGTCGCGGAGTTCTACGAGATGGAGACAGGTCGTGAGCTGCGACGAAGCAACGGCATCGTGAGGATCAAGGACATCCCGTGGGTGATGGCATCGCTGGATCGCACCATCGTCGGCGAGGAGGGGCTGGTTGAGATCAAGACGAGCACCTCGCCGCGCTGGAGCCTGTATCCCGTACCGCCCGAGGTAGAAGCCCAAGTGCAGTGGCAGATGTTCGTGACGGGCGCACCGTGGGTGGATGTGGCAGCCCTCTTGGGCGGCCTCGTCTTCCGCATTGAGCGCGTGGTTGAGGACTTTGAGTTCCAGACGCGGCTCTACCAAAAGGCAATCGCATTCAGGGATTGCGTGATGAACGGCACGCCACCGGCGCTGCAAGGCGAGGACTCGGACGCGCTGGCTGCGGTCATCCCGTGGTCGGGCACCGATGAGTTCGCGCAGGCGAACGATGGCATCGAGCGCGTGGCTGCGCTCTACGCCGAGAAGCAGTACGAGTCCAAGCTGCTGGATCAGGAGTTGCAGAATCTCGCGATCTCACTCAAGGAGGCGATTGGCGAGAAGGCAGGCGTCTACGGCGAGGGCTGGCAGGCGACTTGGAAGCAGAACAAGCCGACCGTCAAGACGGATTGGGAGGCGGTGGCAGAGGTCGCGAAGGCGGTCGCGCCAGAAACCTACGAGTTGGCGCTCAAGACGCACACCGTAGAAAAGCCTGGGGCACGGGTCTTCAGGTTCAAGACAGAGGAGGTGGACAAGTGAGCGAACTCGGACTGTTCGCTGAGGAGGAGCGTCCAACGCCAGCCTCTCCACGAGAGTTCTCAGTTCGTTCAATCGGAGCGCCAGACGCCTGCAAGTTGAACGCGATCTGGCACTCAAGGTTCCCGGTCATTGACTGGAGCAATGTGGTTCGGAATCGCTACTACGCCTGCTATGTGCTTGAGGCTCACGGAGTCGCATATGGGGTGGCGATCTGGTCGTCTCCAGTGGCAGCCAATAGGCTCAAGGACGGTCAGAGCCTCCTTGAACTGCGACGGTTGGCGCTCTCTCCTGAGTGTCCTAAGAACACGGCGACTTGGATGCTTGCAAGGATGCAAGAGGACATTCAGACAAGGTTCCCAGAGGTCATCAGGCTGATCTCATATCAGGACACGGAAGTTCATCACGGAACGATCTACAAAGCCGCTAACTGGTTCCTGGCGAATCTCCCAACTGAAGGTCAAGATTGGGATAGCGGCTCAAGGGTTCGGAATAAAGCCCAGTCAAGTGCGCCGAAGGCACGCTGGGAAATGGAACTGAAGCGAAGGAGGAACAAGTGAATAGACAGGAAATGCTGAACGCGGACAGTTCGGCGTACTCGTCAGAAAAGATCGCAGCAGCACTAGCAGCACCATTTGAGGAGAAGGACCTGAAGCATCGCCCAGGGCGAGCAGGGATGACGTTCACCTACGCCGACGCGCGAGCAGTCGCGCAGCGGCTTGATGACGTCCTCGGCATTGAGGGCTGGCAGTTCGAGGTGAAGGTCGCAGACGGCGCACGAAACGTCGTCCACGGCTCACTCGCCATCGTGATCGGTGGCAAGACCACGATCCGACAGGACTTCGGCTACCCCAACTCTGCTCAGGACGACGAGCCACTGAAGTCAGCGGCCAGTGATGCGCTCCGCAGGTGCGCCGCGCAGTTGGGAGTGGGCAGGAGCCTCTATTCACCAGAAAAGGGTGTCCCAGTACCACTTGCGAGGGTTCCGCGCCTCTCCGTGGCTCCTACACCCATCTCCGTTGATTCTGACGACGCTACCAGCGACGCAATAATCGCTGCAAAGGCTGCAATGCTCTTTGCCGAGAACGCCAGCGGCGAGACCTGCAGCCACGGCGAACTGTGGACCTTGAAGCCAGGCGGCATCAGCAAGGCGAGCGGCAAGCCGTACAACGCATTCTGGGCGGCGTCTCACAAGACTCCAGACGGCTCGTACTGCAAGGACAAGCCGAGCCAGAAGTTCATCGCGTCGCAGGCGCCTGCACCGGCAAAGCCGAAGCTCGTGCCAGAGGACACCCAGAACCTAGAAGACTTGCCGTTCTAAGCGGCAGATAAGGAGGAGGACACAATGAATCTTTGGATCAAGTGGTCAGCAGGAGCGCACAAGGACGCGATCATCGCCAGTCTCACCGACACGCAGTTCCGTGCGTTCGTCACGATTCTGGAGATCGCAAAGGAGATGCGGAAGGGCGGCGAGTTC